AGAAGCCGTCGTACGGGCAGAAGAGTACGCCGTTCGGTCCCTCTTTCAGCGGGGTGAAGTCGTTGGGGCATTCCACGGGGATCTTCGTGGCTTCCTCGCGTTCCAGCGCGCGGGCTTCCTCGATGATGCCGATCAGCTGCTGCCAAGCCATGGTCACGCCCCCTTTGTGGCGCTGAACGCCGAAATCGTTGCGGCGACGGCGGCGGTGACACCAGCTACCGGAATGCCGTACCGCCACCGTTCCAGGGCTCTCAGTCGGGTCTCGTGATCGGGGACAGCCTTCGTCTGTTCGACCAGCGCGGTCACCTTGTCCCGCGTGTCCTGGCCTTCTCGGCGCATCTCCCGAAGCTCGTCCAGGATGCGTGCAAATTCCTCGTTCACGGGTTCCCTCTCCATGTCAGCTGATCCCATACCACTGGGAGCCCCAACCGGTGTTAATGGTCGAGGTCGCTTGGGTACTCAGAGTAATGGATGCAGGTAGAGTCGTCTGCCCTGTCAAGAGAGTGCTGTACCGAAGCGCCCCCGCCGACAGCCCCGCGTTCACCGAAACACCGCCACCGGTCGCCTTCAGAGTGAACGAGTTGGTCGTCCAGGTGCCGTTCAAGAGCAACGCGATGTAATAGAATCCGGGCTTCACGCGAACCGGTGTCGCCATTGCCAGAGGCTTCGCAACCGCGCTCGTGGTCAGACTCGCCGACACATCCGCCGACGTCGCCACGAGCGTTCCGGTGGAGTCGTACAGACCGATGTAGCAGTTCGCAAGAACATCACCACCGGCAGGCAGACCCGACAACCCCAGCCAGATGTTCGAAACGAGAATCGACCGCCGGAACTTGATCCGGACGAGCGTCACCCGACCACCCACACCGGCAGCGGAATGCGCCGTCACATGCCCGGCGTCGTTGGGGTCACCCGTCCAGGCGAGGAGATTCTGATCCTCCGGCACCGGCTTGTCGTCGTTGAGGCGATCCCGCGCCTCCTGAATCGGATCGAGGATGCTCACGAGTCTGCCTCCATGAAAGCCGCGCGGACGGCACCTCCGGCCACGGTTCGGGCGATGTTTGCACGCCAGTACCGGAACGCGACACCCGTAAAACTCGCCGCGTAGTTGGTCCGGCCCGACAGTTCGATGGTACGGACTATCGCCCAGTTCGAACCATCCATCGACACCTCGATGTAGACGAGACCCGTCGTGGGCGCCCCCGACGGCACCAGAACTACGGAGACGTTCCGTTTGGCTGTCAAGAAGTCGACCGTGGTACCGGCTCCGGCTGCACTGACGTCGTCCAGGGAAACTTGTGCTGTGACACTCGCCATGATCAACCCCTCAGCTCTCGCCACACAACGGAGATGTTCCAGAAATGCCCGACCGCCCCGAAATCCTGCCGGATAACGATCCCCTCACCCGGATACACCACGAACGGATTGAACCCGAGGGGAGCGTCGACGTCCTGGATATCCGACGAAGCCTGCTGGCCGTTAGTGATGCCGGGTGCTGCGCTGAAGAAACCCGCCCCCAGGGCGATCGTCGGGTTATTCGATCGGATGATCGTCGACGGGGCAAACCGTTGGGTGTCGAACCGGCAGATTTCCGACTCGGCGTGCAGGGTGCCCCCCGTCGGCTCAGCGGAGATCCGATAGCCGCGCAGAGGGTACGCCGGAGCCGGATTGGTCGCCATGTACGAGATGAAAATCCCGCCCATGGCAAGAGTCTTTCCGCTGGTCAGCGGATTGTAGACGGTCAGGAAGTTCTTCCCCAGGGCCAGCGAATCCTGCCGCTGGAGACTGAAGTCGAACAACGCCGTAGCGTGCGTATCAGGCATCAGAGCACCCCGAACGACAGGTAGATGTGAATGGTTCCCTGCTTCGCGTTCCCGGCCCCCGAAATCGTCGGCTGGACGCTCCCGCCGTGATGCCACCGTCGGTACACGGTGATCCCCGCCTGACCGATCAGCGGAACTCTGTGGGATGCCAGAGTCGACGACAGGTTGAAGCCGACCGACGTCCCCGCGCCGTCATCGAACAGACTGAGACTCAGATCATCGATCAAGTCGACGTCGTACTGAGTTGTCGGAGCGACACCGCCCGCCCCCGGAACAAACTCGACAGCGAGGAGCGTCCCCACAGCCATCGCGAACGAAGTGCCGTTGACATCCCCAGACGCGTCGGACGTCCAGGTCACGGAGTACTTCAGGATGTTGTTTACGACCTCGCGAGTGGTTACCACGATCGAACCGGCCATGCTCTAAACCTCCCCACGGCAAAGGGCCGCCGCCCAGTGGACAGCGGCCCTTCCGTGTACGGATCAGGCTGCGACGAGAGTTGCCCCGTCGGTCAGCGGGACCCAGGTGATGACGGCCTCAACCGTGCCGTCGATGCCGGAGGCACCTACAAGCTCCAGCTGACCGGTCGTCACGACCAGGTTGGTCAGGGCAATCCCGTTCTCCGCGAAGGAGTAGGGGACGACCGAGGCGTCGGCAACCGCAACCTCACGGATACCGATGATGGTTCCAGCCGTGCTGTCGGAGGTACCGAGATCGGTCGCCGTGACGATCGAGCTCGCGGTGTCACCGGTGGTCGGGTTCGACTGGAGCGCCAGCGTTCCACCGGCCGCCGCGATGGTGACCGTGGCACGCAGGTAGAAGGAAGTCACGAGAACCTCGCCGCCCGCGATGGTGAAGATCGGCAGGGTCGCTGCGGACAGCGCCTGAGTCTTCGCCGCACGAGTACCGAGCGCAATCTGACGAAGCTGAGTGCCCTGGATGATGACAGACATGATTCAGCCCCCGATCACGCCGACAGGGAAGACCGAAGGTTGCTCGGCTTCCGCTGGACGAGAAGGTCGTGGATGATCGCGACCAGCGAACCAGCCGAAGCCGTGCCCTGGATCTGGTCGTAGCCCTGGGTGAGCTGCGACGCGTGCACCGTGATGACACCGGTGTCGTTGGTCGCCCCACCGAGGGTGTAGACGTTCGCGGAGGTCTTGGCCTTCGCGGTCCAGGTGCCACCCGTGTCGGGGCCGATGTAGTACCCGTTGTCCTCCGCAGCCGCAGGCAGGTCGATCTCGGAGAGAACGGCGCGCGAGTCAGTCTGCGTGAGAGTCAGCGTGGCGGTGCCGGTACCGGCCTGGCTGTGGACGAAGGTCACCGCAGTTGCCTGGGTCATCGGGACGTCCAGGCCCGATGCGGTGAAGATCACGTTGAGGACGCGACCGAGTCCGTGCATTTCAATCTCCTTGTCCGGCGGGGGTTTCAATGCCCGCCTGGGCGGTCCCCGGGGAGGGTTTCAATGCTCCCCGGGGGGTGGATCACATCATCAGGCCCGAGCGGCGAGCTTGACGAAGGGCGACAGCGTCGGGCCCGAGTTGCGCGGAGTGAGCGCGCTCTGGAGCCACGGGCGGCCGTCCACGCGGGACACGAACTTGAAGCTCGTCTCACCGTTCTGGAACCGGTAGTGCGGGGACGACTCCACGGTCAGCGCCTGACGGTCACCGATCAGGTAGTACGAGAAGTCCACGAAGTTGATGTCACCGGCGTCGCCCAGCGCGGGCACCTTCTCGGAGATGACAACCGGACGGCCCAGGATGGTCGCCGGAGGACCGGAAACACCGTTGTTGAGCCAGATCGGACCGCCACCCGTACCGACCGAGAGCGCCATGGTGGCCAGCTCCGGGAAGGTGTCCGGGGAGACGACCCACACCGCGCGGTTCAGGGACTGAGGCAGCATGCGCGAGTACATCTTGACGATGTTCTCCCACACGATGGTGTCTGCAGCCTGACCGGACTCCTTTGCGACCTCCACCGACGCGTTCGCGTTGAGGAAGCCCTCCGGCTGACCGGCACCCGTACCACTGATGAACGCGACGTCCTCGTAGTACGCCAGAGCCTCCGGGAAGGCGGAACGCATGAACGCCTCGAAGGAGATCGCAGAGTCCGCAATCAGCTCGTTCGGGACGTTGGCGAACGCCGTCAGCTTCCAGGCCTCCAGCGCGATCCGGCCGAAGTCAGCAGCCGTGTCGGTCATCTGACCGGACTCGGGAGTCCAGTACGCCGTCACACCACCGAAGACAGTGGAAGCGTTCGAGGTGGAGTCGACCGTCGGGTACAGAACCCGGGAGGTGGACATCGGGACGATGCGCGCGCGCGGACGGACGACGCCGGTTTCCAGAGACAGCTGGAGCAGCTCGGCACGGAACTCCTCCGGCACCAGGAAGCCACCACCGGACGGCTCACCCGAGGATGCAGCCGCGTTGCGAAGCTTGCCGATTCGGGCCTGAACGCCGTTCTCGTGCTGGTTGCGGTGCCAGATGGTGTTGAAGAAGTCCGGCATGTCGTCGAACTCGCGGTCCAGCTGAGCGCCGACAGCCTTCGAGTTGTAGACCGAACGGTCGCCGCCGTTCTTCGTGACCGCCTGGACACCACCACGCTTCAGGGCTTCGAGACCCTTGACGTCCTCGTTCTCACGCAGGTATTCGGCGAGGACGCGCTGTGTCTCTTCCTTGACCTGAGTCTGAAGTGCCTGGTCGCTGTCCATCTCGTGCTTCGCATACGCCTTGACGACGTCAGCGAACTGGCCTTCGGCCATCAGGTTCTGAACCTTCGCACCGTCACCGAGCAGCTCTTCGAGTCCGGCCCGGTCGGTGGGGATAACGGTCTTAGCCACGGATTCCCTCCTTCAGGGAAGCTCGGAAGGCTTCGAAGTTCCATTGGAACTCCGACTCTTCCTGGGTCTCGACCACCGGTGCCGGGGTCGGCTCGACGACTGGTGTCGTCTGGTTTTCTACCGGTGCGGGGGCTTCCTCGCGACCGGAGTACTTGTAGACGCTCATGTCGAACGTCTCGGGGACGGGGGCCTTGCGGCCTTCGACCTCATCGCAGAGCCCGGCGGCCAGTGCCTCCTCGGCGCTGTACCAGGTCTCTTCACGCATTCGGTCTCTCCAGATCATCGGCTCCCCGCCTGCCCGGTCAGCGTACACGGAGGCGATGTTGTCGGAGATCCGATCGAGCATGTCGGCGGTCTTCCGCATCGTCTTCGCGTCACCGGAAGCGAAGGTGAAACCTTCGTGGATCATGAAAGAAGCCTTCGAGCCCATGACGACCCGGTCACCGGCCATAGCGATCACCGAAGCGATCGAAGCAGCCAGGCCCGTGATTTTCATGGTGACGCGCCCGGGGAAGTCCAGGAGCGCCTGGTAGATGGCGATGCCGTCGAAAACGTCACCACCGGGCGAGTTCATGTTGACGACCAGCTCGGACTCATCCTGAAGCATGGCCAGCTGACGGACGAATTCGTTAGCCGCCGTCCCCCAGTAGCCGATCTCGTCGTAGATGAAAATCTCGGGCGCCGATCCCGCGTTGTTCTCGAAGCGGAACCAGTCCGTGCGCCCTTCCTTCAGGCGCGCGAGCGGCCGGGTGACCTTCAGGCCCTCCCCGGACTTTGCGAGCGGCCCGAGGGCGACACCGTTGCGTACGGTCATTCTCTTACCTCCCTGGCCGGACTCGGCTTCTTCGGTTCCTGGTTCGGCTTCGGATCCCCACCGGCCTGACTTTCCACCGGAGGCTCCGGCGGGTTCATGGCCAACTCGTGAGCCTCCTGCGCCATCTTCAGTTTCATCTCATCCCGCTTCGCGGGCGGGAAGCCCACGATCTCAAGAGCGTCGTCCCAGTCCATACCGGCTTCCACCAGCATCTTCAGAGACTGCGCCTTCGTGATCCGATCCTGGGAGTCGGCTTCGCGGTCCTCGGGTACCGGATCCTCGAAATCGAATTCCAGAGTGCGGGCCGCCTGCTCGCCGAACATAGGCAGGAGTCCGTTATTCAGAGCGTACTTGATCTTCTCAAGACGGGGTCGCAGAAGATACCGACCGAACATGCGTTCGTTGGCGTCAGCGACGGCTTTGTTGACGTCCTCGGTGGCGCCGGTCATTCCCTTCGGATATCCGAAAGCCTCCCGGATATCCTCCCGGGACAGTTCGGCCAGCTCGGGGAACGCGATGTCTTTCATCGAAAACTTGCGTTCAACCCACTTGCCCTGCTCCAGAATCGCCACCCGGTGGGCGTTCGCCACACCCTGATGCTGTTCCCGCCACCGCTGAGTCAGCTCACGGAACTCGTCGTCACTGAGCCGGTCCTCGATTTCGATGATGCCGCCGGGCTCCGCCGAATTCAGGAAAAAGTTCCGGTTGTATTCGGCGGCCAGGCGGTTCGAATCCAGCTTGAGGACGAGCGCCTGCATCGGGCCGAGACCCCGGTAGATATCCATCGGATTGGGGCGACGGCCCTGGATGACGACGTCCTTCGGCAGCGGTACCTGTTCGCCGTCGGGGCCGAGGTAGATGTAGCCGGTGAGAGCTTCGGTTGGCGAGGTGACGATCTTCACCCGGTCGGGACGCATCGGCCACAAAGCCAGCGGGCCCGCCGCCTGGATCGAACCGTACTCGGCCGCCCACCACCACTCGCCCGTGGTGTCGTAATGCTGGATGGACGTCTCGATGAACTCCATCGTGTCCATGACCGGGTTCGGCTTGTTCAGAAGATCCAGGGCGGCGTGCCGGGTGACTTCTTTGCGCATCTCGACTTCGCGGTACACGCGACGGCCGTCGGTGTTCTTCCGGTACAGATGCCACTTGACCATGCCGGTCGTCTCAGCGAGACGGGAAATGATCCCGAAAGCCGTCCCCACCTCGCCGTACTGTTCCATACCCCGACGCATGTGGTCGGCCGTCGACTTCCGGCTTCCGCCCATGACGTTGAAGACTTCACGCTCGGAACGCGGGGCGAGAGGAATCGGGGCCTTGTTGAGGAACGTAGCAAGGTTTCGTCCCAGGCTCACCGTCCCACCTCCCGATCCTTCTCGTGACTCCACTGAAGCGCCCAGACGAGCGCTCCGGCAACGACGTACCCGGCAGGCTGGTACACCGACCAGACACCGTAGGCCACCAGTGTAGCCCCAGCGCATGAGACAGCAAGGGACAGAAGGGTCCCCACCATTGCTTTGAAGGCTAGCAGGTGCTTTTCCCTGCGACCAGCAGCCGCGCGCCACCGCTGCCTCCACAACGGCAGAGGGATGAGATCGTTCGCCATGGGTGGGGACTCCTCAGTAGGTGATCGAACGGACTCGGGGGCGGGCCTTCAGGTCACGCTGGGCGACCATATACCGGAGGGCGTCCATCCCGTGATCGTCCTCCTTGACGGGGGCCTCCTTCGGCGGCTTCCCCTTCTCCTGGGCGATGACCGTACCCCGGTCCCAGACGTAGCCGACGACCTCGTCGAGTGTCGAAGTCGGCTTCTTCTTGTCGAGCAGCTCCTGATCGCGTTTCACGACGGCGTCCAGACACAGATAGATCTTCGGCTTACCGTTGTGCTCCTGGACCCGCATCCGCTTCTTCACCGCCTGAATGCCATCCTCTACCGTTTTCTTCGCCGCGACCGTCGACATGCCCAGTTCGCGCTCCAGAACAGCCCGACCCTCCGCGTCGTGATCGCAGATGATCAGCCGGGGGCGGGGTTCCTTCTTCAGATTCATATGTTCCCTGATCAGCGGCGCCATCTGATCGACGGTCGTCTTCGTCGCGTACAGCTCTTTGTACAGGTAGAGGATCCCCTCATCGTCCTCCGCCCAGAACTGCACGACCATCGGATTGGTGTACCCGAAGTCGACGGTGATGTACCTCGTCCACGAAATCGGCGGCACCTGGATGTGCTTGTGGATGTGGATGTCGGGGTCGAACTCCTCGTAGATCAAGCCCTCGGCGGCACACCAGATGCCTTTACGGAGCCTCTTGTGCCGGACACCGGTGAGAGCGTCCAGCTTCTCCATATAGGCCGCCCCCTTCTCGGTGAGCGCGCCCGGCCCGTCAGGGGTCTGATGGAACAAGACGGGGTTGTCCTCGTGCCGGGACCGGATGTAGGTGGTCTTCCCCAGGTCGCAGCGGACCTTCAGCCAGTGCGTGGGGACGTCCGGGTTGGCGTCGGCGATGATCTGCTGGTAAGGCATCTTGCCGTTACGCAGACGGGTCGTGATGGCCTCCCAGTCGGCTTCCAGGAGCTCTGTGGCCTCCTGGACGTACACGACGTCGTATTCCGAAGACATGATTTTCATCGCCTTATCCATGCCTCCTACAACGATCCTGCTCCCGTTGCCGTACCTGTAACAAGCCGCCTCCTTCGCGCTACCACCAAACCACTTCACCTCCCCGTTCGCCAGATGCTCCTTCGCAACATGCTCCTCGTACGTCACCAGCGCGGTACTGCCCAGAGACGCCAGAGTCTTCCGGACGATCAGACCGCGCATCCCCGGATACTTCAGAGCGATCGCGTGCATTTTCTCGATCAGGCACTTCGACTTCCCCGTACCCGCAGGCCCCGCGTACAGCAACTCCGGATCCTTGCAGCGGAAAGCCTCCACAGCCGTACCGAACGGCTGATAGACGTGACGCTTCCCCTTCGACTGCAAAGCCGCAACCCGGCGCCGCTCCGCCCGCTCCGCATCCCCACGAGCCACAGCGGCAGCGACCAGCTCATCAGGATCGTGAAGACTAGATGTCATCGATGCTCACCCCCACCACCTGGTAGACAGTCTGCTCGTTGGTCACGTTCACGGACGTACGAGTCGGCAGCTGGCCCAATTCCTCCGCCACCGCCTTCAGGATGGTCACCAAAACCTCCTGATTACGCGGAGAAGACCCATTAGCCATTTTCTCCGCCGCCTGCTGATATTCAGCAATCCTTTCCATTTTCTTCGCCACCCACAAACCGGCGTATTCGTCAGCCATGGAATTCCGGACCTCTTCGATTTCCATGAAATGACGCTTCTTGAAAGAACTGATACTCGTCTGAGAAACCCCGTACTGAACGGCCAGCACCCGCTGGGACTTCTCACCGATCGCCATGTCCCGGACAAGACGATGCTTCACCCACCCCCGCTCCAGATGATTCTTCCGAGCAGGCAGGTTGTCAGACCGGCGAGGCTCCAGCTCCTTCGACGCCTCACCCGCGCTGAACTCGTCACTCCCCGGCTGCTGAATCTTCTTCACGTCCGCCATCTGCAACTACCTCCTTCGGGGTCCACGGATGCTGCCACCCGCCGTGATCATGCTTGCAGGCTCCACACAAAGCACACAGACAATCGATGGACGTCATCGAACACTCCACGGTGTCACCTCACGGTGTTACATTTTCGATTTTCGTTAAAGTCCAGAAACCGGACCGTCCCCGGGCCCGGCATGAATTTGCGGAAGCAACGCAGCAATTTCACACTGCAAATACAGACATATCACCCATATCCACCCATACCCACCCTTATCCCCCTATATCTATACACATCCACCTATTACCTGACATACACACCCATATCACCCACTATCACCCCTTATCCACACACACCATCACATACTGACTTTACTTTCTCTTTGCTCTCTCATTACTCACCCTTGACCATCGAGGGGATACACTGGGGGTACACCAGAAAGGAAGACCTCCTCCCATCCACCCACCTCCACCTCCAGCACCCACCCGGGTACTGACCATGGCACCCCCATCCCTGAAGGAGCATGATCATGAGCATCACCCTTACCAGGATCACCCCCACCCAACACCAGTCGGCTATCGAATGGATCATGATCGCCATCGTCGACAGTCACTGGGTCAACAACCTCACCCCCCAGCAGGCCTACCGACTCGTCCAGGCTGGCTACTCCGGTGGATGGTCCGGCTTCGTCACTGATCTTGGTGACGACAACTGGTGCTGACAAGGAGTGACGAGAGCGCCCAGCCCTCTGGGCGTTGTCACCACCCGTTGTCAGCTCACACCAGGAGTGGTCATGTCTGAAACCGTCACCGTTCCCCCGTCCGCCATCCGTCCCGAGGTCATCGACGCTGTCCGTCTCGTCGGCAAGATCGTCACCTACCGTGACCAGCAGTACAAGATCTACTCCGTCGAAGGAATCGACTTCTACGCCTTCGGATCCAAGACCCCCGGAGACAACAACATCACCGTCGACCTCAACATGACCCGCGGCTTCCGGACCAGCGTGTACGCCTACATCATCCCCACCGGATGCGTCGTCGGAGAAGGCTACGGCCAGGAGATCCCCCTCGAATGGATCACCCCCGGAGTCTGCCTCGCCAAGCAGGGACAGTCCGTATGGCACTGACAGTGACTGTCGATACGGGTAACTAAGCACCATCACTCCGTCCCTGGTGGGATTGGCTGACCGGGTGGTCAGTGAAGGGGTTCGATTCCTCTTCGGAGTACTCAGATTACATCACGATGCTTAATCACAGAGAGGTCACGTCGTGAAGCGCTTCAAGATCACTGTCCCGGACACCGAGGGGAGGGAGTACGTGTACTGCGTCACCGGCAACAACGAGGCCCACGCGGCTTGCCTGGTGTACAGCGAGCACGGTCAGGCTCATCGGTCTGGTCTGGTTCCGGCTCTGCTCACTCCGTGGTTCGAGGCTGAGGAGGTCGGAGAGTGAGGATCAGGCTGGCGTTCACCGCGATCACCCTGGTCGCTCTGTCGGTGGTCGGCTGTACTCCCGACACCCTTCCTCCGGTCACTCATGGTGGCTTTCCGGTCTGTGAGTCTCTCCCGGCTTCTGAGCCGTGTGTGGAGGTCGAGTGGGAGTCGGGGGGTGATGGGTCTGGTGTGCTGTTCCAGCCGTCGGGAGAGGCTTTTCTGATCAACTTCTGGGCGGATGGGGAGTTCGAGCTCCACTGATCGTCTTCAGTCATCCCCGGCTACGTCGGTCGGGGGTGGCTGTGGATCATCGAGAGGAGAGGTTGTGGAGCACAGCTCGCATGCAGCTTGGGCCATGCGGAAGAGTCTGATCGGCCAGGAGGCACGTCGTCACTCCGGCTGTCAGTGGAAGGTCGTCCGGGACGTGATCATCAGTCCGTACCGCAACGCGTACACGATCATCTTCGTCGACGGCTCAGAGTGTGACATGTCGACGTACTGCTCGTTCGAAACCCGATGAGGGAGTGATCATGGCCGGTAAGTTCGCGATCAAGATGGTGTCCGATGCAGGTGGCAGGTACCCGCTCGTCCACGAGGAGCGGGAAGTCTCGTTCAACGACCTCCTCCGGCTCTGTTCCACTCTCTCTGACCTCCACGGACATCCTCCGGTGGTCGAGGGTAAGGGTGTCGGCCGTCGGGACGAGAAGGGCAACCGGCGTCACTTCCGGTACGCGTGGGAGTCGCCGTTGATCAACGATCGTCGTGCGACCATCGTTCTCTGGGTTCGTGTGATCTCCTGGAACTAGGAATACTCCCAGGTCAGAGTGTTTGAGGGGAGTGCTCCGGGGTATATATTACTCAGGAGCATTTCCTCCAAATCCTCTAACGAGGTAAGCGCGTACACAAAGGGGTTCCCTCACTGTTAGGCGCGCTTAGGACCGGTGACCCAGCTATAGGGGGTCCCTCACTGGTGGACGGTCACCGGTCCGATTTCAACAACAGAATGAGGAGTCAGTCATGGAATGGCTGCATAACGCCAACCCCTACACCGGGTTGGGAGGATCGGGCGGAAGCATTCCTGAGTTCGTCACCATCGACGACATTCCCGCTTCTGGATCCACCACCGTGTCTCTCGGGGTCGGCATGACCGGTCCGGTCGTCATCGATCTCGCAGGAGAGTCGCCGCACATCCTGGTGAACGCTCCGACCAATCTGGGCAAGTCGACTGTCGCTCGGTCGCTGGCCGCTCAGCGTATGGCTCAGGGCGATGTGGTCGTCGTTCTCGATCGCAAGATGCATTCTCATCGCTGGGCCCGTGGTCTTGAGCCGATGGCTCATTACTTCGACACCGTTCCGGCGATCGGTGGTGCTCTCGTCAATCTGGGCGAGGAGCTGACTCGCCGGAATCAGATCGTCAAGGAGTGGGATCAGCCTGGCGATCCTCCGATCGGTCCCCGGATCATCGTGATCTTCGAGGAGACCAACGCCACGCTGACGCATCTCAAGAATCTCGACAAGCGTCAGGTTGCCGGTGGATACGGTGCGATGGACGCTTTCTCCGATCTGATCTTTATGGGTCGTGCGGTGAGGATGCACGTCATCGCGTTCGCCCAGCTGGCCAGCTACCGGTCTGGTCTGACCCCGGACATCATCGAGAACTTCGGCACGAGGGTGATGATCGGGTATTCGGACAAGGCGTGGAAGTGGCTTGCGGCTGACTGTGGCCGGTATCGGGTTGCTCCGGCTGGTGTCGGCCGTGGTGTTGTATGCCAGCTCGGTAAGGCTCGTGAGACTCAGCTGGTGTATCTCCCGGAGGAGTCGGCAGCGGAGTTCGTCACCTCTTCCATCCCCGCTCAGAGGGCCGCTCGTGCCCTTGTGGGGGGTCGTCAGAACCTCTCTCCGGTGTGGCGGGGAGCGATCGGTCGATGATCGAGGAGAGCTCCTGGATTCGTCAGGATCCAGAGGTTCTCTCCGATTCTCGGTTTCAAGCATCACCCTCAGGGAATACTCTAGTCAGGAAGGAAGTGGAGAACATGACCGACTGGCGCGAACTGGGCATCGACCGTGGATGGGACCACCAGAACTACGTCGAGGCCTACGGTGAAGAGCATGACAGTCCGATCGACTATCCGGCTCGCCTCGAATCCGACTCCCGATACGGATTCGGCGGTCCTGAGGCGTCCGAAAGGGTTCAGGACCGTCGGGATTTCGCCGCCGGTTGGAAGCTCGGTCGGTCCCGTCGCAAGAATGGCATGTATCCCGATGGCACCCGTGACACCGAAGGGGTCTGACATGATCAACTACAGCGGAACCGTCCTCGCCAACCCGAAGGGCGGGACCATCACTCTCGACGGGAAGCCCCTCCCCACCACCGGATACTTCGTCGACGGAATCGTCTCCCCGCTGATCTACAGCCCCGTCTCCGAACCGAGTGACATCGATGAGTTCGCCGAATACCTGAGCGAGTACTCCGGAGCCGACTACCTCGACTGGTGGGTCGACCAGGAAACGGATCTCTTGTGGATCAACGGCCTGTCGTGGCACGAGAGCCTGACAGCCGCTCTGATCGTCGCCAGGGATCGTGACGGGGCGGTCATCTCGAACATCGGCGGATAGGCCGGAATCCGTCTGTAGCGGCATCGGGTCCCCCTCCTCCGGGAGGGTGGCCCCCTTGTCCCGACAGCAGGATCATCACCTCATGGAGGGGTGGAGAGAGATGACCGACCAGGAAGTAGCGGACCGGTTGCGATCGGTTCCCAGAGAGAGAACCCCCGAGCAGGTCCACGAAGCCGAGAGGCTGAGGGACAAGGAGCGGGGTCTGTTCATCCAGCCGGAGCATCACGAACACGGAGAGTCGAGGCATTGATCATGGCGAATGAAATCACGGTCGTCGGAGCACCCGGATATCTGGAGCACTTCCGGGCGAAGCTGATTCCGGGCCTGGGGGACATGCCCGCCCGGGACGACAGGGGGAACCTGGCGGTCATCACGTACGGCGACGGTGAGCTGACCGTGGTTCCGTCCAGCTGTGTCGTCACCGGGCTGGATCTGGTGAAGCGTCTGGAGCTGGATTACGACTGGCACGAGGAGTCGTGGGGTGTCCGACACGCGTTCGGTGGTCCGTTCATCTTCCACGGGCCTGAGATCACCTGCCGTCTGTACCGCCGCCTGAAGGTCGGGGGGTCATGACCATCGTGCTGGGTCTGGCCGGTCTGTATCTGGTCGGTCTGGCCTGTCGCTGGGGTCTGTACTGCAAACACAACCGTCCGCGTCACCGCTGCTACCAGAAAGGCTGCTGATCAGTGAAGACAGTCATCCTGCCCTACGGTCTGGAACTCCGTCGGGAGCGGAAGGGTCTGCGCAAGGTCTGGAACGCCTACCGGGACGGTGTGTCTCTGGACTGGTCGTACCGTCACTATCACGATGCGGCCGTCCACATGGAGACAGTGCTCGGGTTCGAGGCTACGATCAAGGAGCTGGGGTTCTGATGATCCGCATCGGTGACGTCCACTGCCGACACTGTGGTGATGAGTTCGAGCCGGATGGTTACGTCGACGAGGACGGGGCGTTCTGTTCCGTGTCGTGCGAAGAGTTCTCCGACGACGAGAGGTCTGACCGTCAGGCCTACGACGAGGCCCGGTACGGGGCCGCTCGGGTCTTCTGATCTACGGGAAAGCCCCCCGCTTCCTTTCGAGGAGGTGGGGGGCTTTCTGCTGTGTCGGCTCAGACGTCGGGCCCTTCGGGGTCGAAAGGCGTCTGGGGGATGCCGTCGCCGACGTTGGGGGGCCCTTCGGGTTCTTCAGTCTGCTCGGGCGGGATGGGTTCGCGTGCGGGTTCGGGCCGTCCGGCCAGGTCGGGGTTGATCATGATCTGGACGCGGGCGGCGGCGATGGACTGCGCCGCATTCGATCCGTGACCGACTGCAATGGCGACGATCTCACCCTTCTTCACAAGCGCGTGGTGCACGAATGTGTGGTCGGGGCGGACGGCGTCCGACTCGCCCGTGTAGTCCTGCTCCTGTCCGTCGATGTAGTGCTTCCGTGCGTACGTTCCAGCCGACCAGTGAACATCCACCTGGAACGTCGCGAGTCCGGCGACGGGCATCCGGAAGTACGGTCCGGCCTGCCGGTGCATTCCGAACGGGTCGCGCTGTTCGCCGAGCGGAAATACAACGGGGTGAATCCCCCCCACCGGAATGGTGAGGGGGGCACCGTCTGACGTGTACGCGATCGAGGCGTAGTAAACACTCACCGGGTGGTGTCCTTTCTGATATCACACCAGGCGCAGCCTTTGTCTTTGCAGTTTATGCAATTCACGGTGAATTCCTTTTTTCGCATTCGTCGATGTGTTCGGCCCAGACGAGGAGTTCGCCCAGCTCGATGGCAGCATACGTTCCCTGGGCCATGCGCTGGCCGCACCGCTTGCACCGGGGGTTGCGGGGGTCGGCCTCGAAGGTGAGCGGTTCCGGTGTTCCGATCTTGTTCCAGTCGAGCTCAAAACCCGGGGTCACCGCACCGGGGACAGGAGATGTGGCCGTCGAGGGCCCCGAGGAAGGGCGACGAGGGGCCACAGGCGACCTCTGGGGTGCTTTTGGGGCTCCGGTGCCACCGGCTTCCTGAACGGGGCTCTGAGGGGCTGTGTGGCCGTTTTTTGTACAACGGTGCTCTGGTACAACCATCGGCCTCTCCGAGGGTTCCCCCCTCAGTGCCCCCAGAACGGCGTGTGACGCGCTGCCGAACGAAGAGGGCCGCCCACCCAGGGCGTGCACTCGGTAGAGCGGCAGGGAGGCGATGAGGGCCCGTCCTGCTGTCTGGGCGTCCACAGGGGTCGGGTCACACCGGACGACCACACCCATGAATCGATCGACCAGCAGTACGCCACCACACCCCTTGCAGGGTTCAACCTTGATCATTTTCAACCTTCCATCGAGGCCTTCAAGAACTGCGAACACTCTTAGGGCCTATTACATAGGCCCCTAAATGGTTGTTCGCATGTTCGCACTAAACTGTTCGCACTTGTTCGCACTATGTTCGCGCAGGTCAGGGATGTTCGCAGTTCTGTTCGCACTGTTCGCAAAGGCTGTTCGCAGAGGGGGGTGCGAACAAAGATCATCTGTTCGCACTTCGTCCCCCTCCGCTGTCACTCGATTACACTCTGTGCACCCTCTCTGGCGGCTTTCTGATGGGCCATCCAGGCCCCCGCAGAGTGGATTCCGGACTGGCTGATGCGGTACTTGGGCGCCCCCGAGAAGTCCTTCTTCTCGACCATTCCGATGGCTGCGAGACGGTTCGCGTTGGACCGAATCCGGGCCTTGTCGTTCCTCGTTTCGGCTCCCATGAGGGCCGCCATGTCCGTGGTGGACATCCATGCCCCGTCGTCCGCCAGGTTGACCAGGAGAGGCCCCAGGCTGGGAGGGGGGAGCTGGGGGGCCACGACGTCACGCGCGGCGCCGTCAGAGCCCGTGGAGCCGCCTTCGAACAGCTTCGGGTCGACACCCCATAGTTCAACGACGGGCGGAACGCCGTGGTTACGTCCGTCGATCTTGAAGTCTCCCCGCCAGAACTGTCCGCCGTCACCGGAGGGGAGTGCGTCGGGCCGGACACCGCCCGGCTTGTCCTTGGCGACCTTCAGCCGAAGTTGACCGCGTCCGCCCTTCACGAACGGGTTGACCGGTTCGGCGGTGTACGAGACGCCGTCGATGGCCGCTTTCTTGTGCTGGGAGCCGATAGCCCTTTCGCCCTTGTCCTGAGGGGTGTGGTCGACGATGACGACAGCCGGGGCGGATTCCAGCCGGGCGACCCTTTTCGGAAAGTCGTTGTACCAGGAGGCGACTTCGTTCTCATTCCGTCCGTCGAGTCCGGCGACCGACATGGATTCGGTGACGGCGTCGATGACGATAATCGCGAGGTCGGCGATTTCGGAAAGGGCCTGATATCCGGCGTCGCCGAAGGCGGTTTCGGGTCGGAGGTAATGGAATCGCTTGACGATTTCTTCGCGGGTGAGGCCGAATACGTGCCGGAGCCGGTTGACGATGGCCTGTCCGCCGTCTTCGAAGTCGATCATCGCGGCGTGCCGTCCGGCTTTGATTTCCTGGGCGACGACGTGCAGCAGCACCATCGTTTTGCCGGATTCGGACGGTCCGTGGATTTCGTTGACCTTCCCCCGGTAGAAAACGCCGCCGCCGTTGGAGGTGTCACCGAGGTGGAAGGCGCCCACGGTGGGAAGCTCTTGTTCGGTGTCGAACAGCTCGTCGAGGTCGACGAACGCCCACGAGTTTTCGGCGCCGGAGCGTTCCCGTTCCAGTCGGTCGGCGACACGCACCGTCTCCCGGTACAGCAGCATGTTCTCGGCGGACTGGAGGATGGCGGCGTCGCGTGCCAGCTTTTCCAGCTCGGCGAGGAACTTCAGCCCGTCGGGATCGTCGGGCAGGAACGAGATTTCGCAGGCCGTTTCGAGTTCTTCGGCTGTCAGGTGACGCGGCTGGAGAATGATCGGCATTAGTCGCACCCCCGTCCGCACTCACCGCAGTACCTGCCGTACGAGTGCCAGACGGTCACTTCTGGTTCACCGAAGGGGCTTTCGGCGGTGATGTCGTCGATCAGGTGAGCCTCCCAGCGGGTGGCGTGCACGTCGCCGGAGTTCAGTACGAGGTCGCCGTGTTCTTTTTGGATCTTCTTGAGCTTCTCGATGGCCTCACTGATTTTCATCGGCGCACCTTCCGCTCTTCGATCCAGGCGCGAACGTCCGCCCAGTCGTAACGTCGGGCGCCTTCGATTTTCACGTACGGCGGTCCGGCGCCTTGGGATGCCCATCGGTCGACGCTCTTGGGGTGGACGCCAAGGTATTCGGCTACTTGCTTTGCGGTGGCAAGCCCCTCCACGGAACACCTCCTCTCTTTGGAGCAAGAAGTAACGGCAGGGTCCCCAGAGTAATCCCCGGGAACCCTGCCGTCAAACAGCTGACTTCAGCGAGGACGCCGCGCCAGAATTTCGGCTACCACCCGGTCCAGATCCCGGATCGGGATTCCCGACCCTTCGCAGTATCCGGTACCCGGCTGGTCGGCGATCCGGTAGTGCGAGTTCAGCCGGTAGTTGCTCGGTGTCTGGGCGATCGTCGCGACCACCGCCGGAGCGTTGCAGACCGGACACAGATGGGTGACGGGTTCCGCCGAGAATGCCAGCTTCTCGTTTTCGGCGGGGATTCCTTCCACCGGCATCCGGAGGGATCCGTCACACCGGGGCCAGAGGGAGGCCCGATCGGAGTGGCGTTCGAGGGCCCCGTCGGATCGCAGGTCGATCAGGTGGTTGCAGTAGTCGCAGACGGCTTCCCCGTAGGGGCCTGCGAGGCTCACGGCCGCCCCCAGGTGGTGAGGGCTTCTCCGGCTTCGGGGAAGCCGCAGCAGTCGTCGAACTGGTTCCGGTGCCGGTTGCGCTGGCAGAGGATGAGACTGTCGCGGCCAGAGCAGATTCCGACGTCGCCGTATTCGTTGCGGACGACGATCCAGTCACGGCCGACGGCTTCGATTTTCCGGCAGGTGTACGAGTCGCGTCCGAAGGCGCCTTCGGCGAAGCCGTGGATGATGTCACCGACGGCGAGGGGCTCAGTCATCGATGGCCACATCCTCGATGGCGAAGGCGCTGGTGTGGAATTCGGTCTGTCCGGGCTGCTTGTGGGTGAGCAGCAGCCCGCCTTCGGGCTTGACTTCCCACTTGATGACGGTGCCGACGGGCTTGCTGCGCAGGAATCGCTGTTCGGCGTACCGACGGGCGGACAGCGAGTTGTCGAGGGTGATGACCTCACGGCCGTGGACGTTGAGCCGGTAGTGCAGCTTCACGGGATTCAGTCCTCTTCGGTGCAGGGGCTGGACAGGGCGAGGGCGAGGGCGTTGTCGAGGTTGAGGGGTTCGTGATGGTCGGGGCAGTTCCAGCTGCGGGAGAAGTCCAGGCAGGCCGCGCACGGCTGGTAGACGCGGGCGCGGGCCTTGCCGTTGGGCTGGTCGGTGATCAGCTGAAACATGGGGCGCTGAAAGTTGGTTTCGCCGAGAGCACCCTCATACAGGGTGACGGTGAAATCTTCTTCGAAGGTGTGGTGGGTGCTGCTGTCGGTGTCGAGGTCGGCTTCGAGGTATTCGAGGGCTTCGGGGTTGGGTGCGGGGATCACAGCTGGTCGTCTCCTTCGACGATGTAGGAGGCACGGGTCATGGTGAACGCGAGGTCTCGGGCGAGTTCGGGGGTGAGGGTGACTTCGACGCCGGTGGGGGCTTCCGGGTCGTCGTCTTCTTCGTCGAGGCCGGTGAAGACGAGTAGGACGGTCTTCTTGTCGGGGTTGATCTCAACGCGGACTGCGGCGTCTTCACCGGCCATGTGTCAGGCCTCCAGTTCGAATTGCATGGTGTACAGGACGGGGATGTCGGTGGGGCGGAGTGCTTCGACGATCGCGATGAGCCAGTACGGCTGCTCCCGGTAGTATCGGACGGTGGCGTCCATGAGACTGTTGCTGCCGTCCTTCTTGAGGACGTAGCCGCTGACGTCGATGCAGTACTTCGAGGCGACCCATCGCGCGCTGTCCCGTGAGTACTGGTAGGTGATCTTAACCCGCTCGACTCGCATCATCTTGTTGTCGGCTCGCTGGGCGGAAACGATCGGTCCGTCGGTGATGGTGGCGTGCCGGTTGACTGTCGGCCGGTCGTTGTGGCTGGGCTGGACGATCATCTTAGGGCAACTCCTTGGGATTACCGGGGGGAATGGGTGGGTAGTACTGAAGGGTTAGCCCTGTATGAGCGGAGCTCAGCCCCGGTAGCCGCGACGCTCGAAGTACTCGGCGAGGGCGGTGCGGACCACGTCGGCTTCCGAGACTCCCTGGTCTGTGGCCACCTTTGTGACCAGGGCCTTTGCGGCCGCGGGGAGCTTTGTGACCATCTGTGCGTCGTGGATCTTGGTACGCTTACCGCCGTTGGTGAGATCGGCCAGGGTGTTCGACACGGTAACTCCTAGGTAGTTCTTGTGGTGACACTCAGAGTATGCCATCAGGGAACACCTCTCAAACCAAGAATCTTGATAAGATTTTCGACGACCAGAAAAAGGAGACTCCATGCCCCTGTCCAGAAGGAAGTACGTCAACACCCTCAGGTCCCAGGTCGGGATCCACGAGGGCCGCGACAAGAACGGCAATTGGAACAACCACCAGCCGTACTCCCCTGCCACCCCTGGTCTGGAGTGGAGTCAGAACCAGGCGTGGTGCCACACGTTCGCCTCCTGGGGCGCCTACTACTGCGGCGGTAAGGAGATCATCCCGATCACCGCGTCCTGCTACACCGGCGTCCAGTGGTTTCGCTCGCGCAAGCAGTGGACCGAATACCCCGTGCTGGGCGGCCTCTTCTACATGGGTTCCACCGGCCAGGACCACGTCGGTGTCGTGTACGCCTACGACGAGAACAGCATCTACACCGTCGAAGGCAACACCAACTCCGGCGGCAGCTACCAGGGTGACGGCGTCTACCTTCGCGTACGTCCCCGCCGTGGCGCCGGTTCCCCCTACGGCTACGGCATCCCCGCCTTCGTCGAGGAAACCATCTCCGCCGACCCCCGACACGGAGGCACCCCGCGTGCCAGCGTTCTCGTTGACGACCCGCCCCCGGCGGAACCCACGAAGCCGGTGGTGTCGGTCGCGCACATCGAAGCGGCCCGCAAGCGGGATCCGAAGCTGCCTCAGGGCGGTACCACCTGGGCGGCGGAAGTCAACGTGGTCGAACAGGCTCTAGCCCACGAGGGTCTTCTGGACCGCCGGTACGCCACCGATGGCAGTTTCGGCAGCCTGACGGTGGAGGCGTACGATGCTTTCCGGCGGAATGTCGGCTACACCGGTACCGCCGCGAAGGGCTCCATCGGTAAGGAGTCCCTCACCAAGCTCGGGAACCGCCAGGGTTTCCGAGTTGTCGCCTGACCGAAGGAGTCACACCGAAATGCTCTATCTGAAGCGTCTCGCCGAACTGGTGATGGCCGCGTTCGTCGCGGGTGCGGCCCCCGTGTTTCTGGATCAGGGTCTGTCGAAGGCGGGTGTCGCCGGTGCGGTCACCGCTGGTGGTGTCGCCGTCTACGGTCTCCTCGTGAAGGGTCTGGGCGGGGACAAGGACCGTCCGACCGTTCAGTAAAACCGCAGGTCGAAGCCCCTCACTGCAAGTCGGTGGGGGGCTTTGCCATTGCTTTACCTTTAGGTTGTTTGGCATACGTTCCTCTGAGGCATACTCCAGTTGTGAGCGGCGCAGGACCGGCCGAAGCACCAGGCAAGAACTTGAGAACTCAACAGTGGACCAAGAAGTGGGGACACCCCTCCCCGGCGAAGCGCAACACGCACCTTGCAGACGAAAAGGGGGACGGTCCGGCGGGACCTGAAAAACCCGTGCATCACCCCCATCGGATACGACCAGCCGGTTGAGCCTCAAGCTCCCGTCGGGGTCTCTGGTGGGTTCCTGAAAGTCCCCCTCTCCTCCGGTGGCCCAAACCCGGCGGAGCGGGGGGAACCACCCTCGGTAGTCCAAGACCTTCAACGCCCAGCTGGACGCACTCCAATCAGGAGGGGGCGAAGAGGTCACGGTAGAGACGGCCCGAAAGGGACGCAACGTGCCGGTTCGAATCCGGCCCGAGGGACGCAAAACCCCATCCCCGTTCGAAGGAGCACACACCGTGCAGCTCTTCTTGTTCTACATCATTGCGATGACTGCCTTCGGTGCGATCACGACCGTCTTCCAGGTCGGCAAGGTCCGGCCGGTCCTCACCCCCGGAATGGCCGCAGGCGCTGTCATCTGGTCGGCCGCCAACATCATCGGCTTCGCGTGGATCCTGTCGAGTCTCCAGTGAGCTGCATCGCCCACGCCCTGATCCGTGACTGGGCGAACGGTATCTGGATTCTCCGGTGCGTCAATCCCGGCTGCGGCTACATGGTCGCCGAGTGAAGGCCGCTCTCGGATTCGCTCTGGTTTTCCTCACCCTGATCGCTCTGATTCTGCACGCCGCACCCCCGAAGTAACACCGAGTGAGAGGCACCTCACCATGCGTAACCTGACCGAAGAGATTCTCGCCCTCCCCACCACCAACCTGGACCGGGACATCAGTCGCAACCAGGTACTTCACGTCGTCAAGGGCGCCGTCGCCGTCGAGATCGACCGGAACATGTACCCGGAGGACCCGACGCACACCGAGCACAACAACCGGATCCTGGCGATCGTCTCCACCGCCTACAATCTTCTGGCCGATTACGCCGCCGAATACGCCGCGTCGAGGGTTCGGGCGGAGATGGAAGCAGCCGGAATCATCAGGCCGGACTTCACCGACGCGGCGCTGTTCGCCGCCAACAAGGAGTCCGGCGAGGGTGTGACTTCGTATCACGACCTGGCACCCCACGACGTCGACGCCATCATGGCGCTGGGCGACATCTTCAATCGGCTGATCAGCCTCGCCATCGAACAGGCGGAGTTCGGGCTCCGGCTGTCTCGCGTCATGGGTGGCGGCGTTCCCGACTTCACCGGCCTCAGCGAGTTTCTGGGAGACGACCGGTCGTGATCGCCTTCACCTACCACGGGCGCCACCGGATCCTTCGGGATCCGGTGGTCCGGTTCACCAAGAAGTTCGATCTGATCATCATCGGCACCGACGCCGACCACGGCAAGGTACGGACGTTTCGGGTCGACCGAATCGACGGAAGGATCAAGACTCTTGACCCCGGAAAGCGCACGGGTCGCCCGACGGCGGCGAGAATACCTCCGCAGCGTCGGCCGACCCCTTCTGGTGACCAGCCCCGAACTGGAATCCGTACAGCGGCGTGTCCGGTCGTATCGTTCCCGTGGCATGTCGCTACGACAGATGTCCGATCAGACCGGCGTGTCGTTCCGGACGATCGGAGAGATCGAAACCGCGACCGGGATACGCTCATCGACGCTCACCCGGCTGCGTACTCTCCGATTCGAACCGCCCAACGATTCGGCGCTGATCGACGCGACCGGAACCCGTCGCCGTCTGGCGTCACTCTGGTATGACGGCTTTCCGATCCCGTGGCTTCAGGAACGTCTGGGCGTACTCGACCGCCGTCACACACAGATCCTCATCCGGGGCGGGAAGGCTGTGGGTCGGCCCTCTCTGGTGAAAGGCGTCACAGCGGCGGCGGTGAACCGGCTATACGACGAACTGGATGGTCACGGTCCGGAAGAATTCGGGATCGCCCCGCGCGTCGTCAAGTTCTGCCGGACGTTCGCCGTGAAGGTGGGCGCCACTCCCCGGCACTGTTGGGATCCGGACACCATCGACGATCCGGAAGCGATTCCCGAATGGACGGGGGCGTGCGGTACTTCGCGTGGCCTGCACATCCACTACCGGGATCAGATCCTTCCCGCCTGCGGGCCCTGTCTGGCAACCCGGACGGTGGAAACCCCTCACGCCGGAAGTTCCACTTCCGGATTGCAGGGCCCGAAGCTGACGACCGCCAGAGAGAAGCGGGGTTTGTCCATCAGGGAGCTGGGTGTCGAACTGGGCGTCAGTGAGTCGACGGTCTACTACTGGGAGACCGGCCGGTCCGCGCCGCGTTCCCGTGAGCGTCTCACTCAGCTGTGCAAGACGCTGGGTTGCATGGAAACCGATCTGACAGGAGAAACCGCATGACGGAACCCGAATGCCGGGACTGCCGAGAGCAGGTGAGTCAGTACCGCGAATGGGTGGCCGGTGGCCGTCAGGGGAACTCTCCACCGGTACCCGGGCGTACACCCAGGGCGCTGGTGAAGAACTCTGGTGGCCGATGCACTTCGCATTGGAGGGAGGAGCGGCAGCGCCGGAAGGATGCTGCTCACGAGAAGCGGGTTGTGAAGGTGTACGGCCTGAAGCCGGGACAGTACAAGCTGCTGTACGACTTCCAGGGCGGTTTTTGCGCGATCTGTGTCCGGGCCAACGGCGCCACCCGCAAACTGTCGGTCGACCACGACCACAAGACGGGGCTGGTCCGAGGGTTGCTGTGCAGGCCGTGTAACGACCTGCTGGGTCACATCCGGGACAACGTCGCGACCGCGCACCGGATCGTCCGCTACCTGGAGTCACCTCCGGCGGCGGCGCTCGGAATGAACGCGGTCCATGAGGAGAATCGTGGCTGACGGCTATCTGTGCCGGGACTGCTCTCGGGTGGTGTCGGCGACCAAGAACAATCGCTACCGGTCACATAAGGACCGGGACGGGCAGACGAACTGTGCCGGATCGTCCACCGAGATCCCCGAGGATCTGCTGACGCAGCCTCCGTCGGACACCCGGAAGGCTGGAGTGCCGGAGGAGGGAAAGGACTTCGCGAAGTGCCCGCAATGCGGCCGCAACGTGACTCTGACCCGCCTGGGCTACTTTCCGCAGCACGACACAACACTGTACGGAGGTGAGCAGTGCAGCACGACGGGCGTGAGAGCGTTCCACGCAGCAGCCAAGACAGCGGATCTTCCACTGCCGGGGGACAGTCTGCCGGAGAAGGGCGTCGACCGGGCCGTGAGGCCGAAGGTGTCGAATCAGCTGGAAGTGGAACGCGAACGAGTCGGCAGGCCGATGAAAGAGTTGGAATCTGCACCTCCTGCCAGTTCTGGTGCCTCCACGGACTCCGACTCCCCGGCATCTACGACCTCTTCCGGCGAACCCCCGCCGAAAGAGGATCCACTGACACCCGAGGAGATCGCGGAAGCCTTCGAGGTTCCGGCGGGGATGCTCTCCCCGGAGTCGACGGAGAAGTCGTCGGTCGGGAGCGAGCCGAACGTCACGTCGAACTCTTCGCTCGCATCGCTGCCGGTGTTCACGCTCGGGAGGAAGCTGAGCGAGCTGATCCGTCAGCCGGACAGTCCGTTTCTTCAGCCTCCGGAGTGGAAGGAACCGCCGACGGTCTTCCTTCAGCCCCCGGCGTACGGGGGTCCGGAGAAGGCGGATCCGATGGAGGGCGGGTCGGCGGAGATCGCGACTCGGTTCAGGGAGATCTTCTACAGCCATTCGAACCGGAGGACGACCGATAACCGTTCAGCTCAGACGACTCTCGGCCCGAGTGAGATCGGTACTCCATGCGATCGTCGTCTGGCGATGGCGCTCCTGAATGTGGAGCCGGTCAATCCGGGCGGCGACGGCTGGGCGGCCTGGGTGGGAACCCAGGGGCATGCCGGGCTGGAGCAGATGTTCTCGTGGGCGTCTGCGAATACCGGCCGGTTCGCGACCGAGGTCCGGCTGAAGTTTCCCAGCGAGTTCGTGCCGCGCGGTACGTCCGACTTGTTCGACCGGATGTACGGCGAGGTGTGGGACTTCAAGTTCATGGGCGAGTACTCGCTGAAGAAGTTCAAGCTGGAAGGTCCGTCGGAAACGTACCGGATCCAGGGCCACGTGTACGGTCTGGGTCAGCAGCTCGCCGGAGAGAAAGTCAAGAAGGTCGCCATCCTGGGGCTTCCCCGGGCCGGTGGTTCCCTGGATGGGATGCACGTCTGGTCGGAGAAGTTCGACCGGAAGGTCGCCGAGAAGGCTCTGAAGCGAGTCGATGATATCGCGGCCAGGGTGGAGGAGATCCGCAGGCTTGACGGTCTCGGTTCGATGCCGAGCCCGATGGCCACCGCTCAGACGTTTTCGACGGCCGACGCTCGGGAATGTAAATGGTGTCCATTCAGCAATCCCCGCGACAAGGGGTTCCAGAGAGGGTGCCCCGGACCGTGACCAAGGGCAGGCGCGTTACCGATCTCCGTGCGCATTTTGAATCGAAGCTGATCGTCGGCCACCCCGAGGGGCATTGGTCCCTGGCTGCCAAGGTCAGCAGTGAGGGTTACGGAGTCATCTCAACCGGCCGAGGGGTGGCCTACGCTCATCGAGTTGCGTACGAGCTGTACGTGAGTGTGATTCCCGAGGGTCTGGACATCGACCACCTGTGCCGGACTCGATGGTGCTGCAACCCCGCACACCTGGAGCCAGTCACCAGGTCGGAAAATATCCGGCGCGCCTACAGGGTTTGCGGATCTGGCGAGCACGACATGACGGATCCGGCGAACTACTACCAGCGAAAGAACGGCGGCCGGATGTGCAAGCCGTGTAATACCCGTCGCAACACCAACCGAAAGAGGAAGCCCTGATGTCCCGGATTCTGAAGGCGTTACGGTTCCTGGCGTACGGCCAGTGCACCCACCCGGCGGTGTACTTCGTCAACGGCAAGAAGATCTGCACGGAATGCGGGCAGGAGTGCTGAAAGGTTTGACCCCGAGGGAACTCGGGTAAGTTGTACTTGCGAGCCGGGGGTGTCAGTCCCCGGCCGTAGGATCGAAGCCCTAACCGATCTCTGAAGGAGACCCATTACATGTCCGGAATCCAGCAGCCCGGCATCTCCGCCCCCGGCGACAAGTTCGCCCCCGCCGAGAACAACGGCGCCCTGCTCCTCTTCTTCCCGACCGCCTTCACCGCCCAGATCAAGACCGCTCACGGCGAACAGGATGCGGTCACCGCGAAGGTCGTCCGGCTCAACGACGGCCGGGTGTACGACAACGCGATGATCTTCTCCACCGCTCTCGTCACCCAGCTGAAGGGCGCCGTCCCCGACGGCATCGTCCTCGGCACTCTCGGGCAGGGCGAGAACACCAAGGGGAACCCGCCGTGGCTGCTCACCCCGCACACCGAGGAGCAGGTTGCTCAGGCGGAGGCATGGATGGCCGCAAACCCTCGGGTCCAGCAGGCGCCGCAGGCAACTCCGGCTGGACCGCCCGCCTGGAACGCTCCGGCTACACCGGCAGCTCCCGCCTGGGGTGGTGCTCCCGCTCCCGCCGCCACCCCCGCCTGGGGTAGCCCGGCACCCGCTGCAACCGGTTGGGGCGGCGCTCCCGCCGGGCAGATCAACCCGGCCGCCGCTGGCTGGGGTGCACCCGCTCCCGCCCCTGTCGCCCCCCCGGTGACGGCTCCGGCCTCGCAGCTGGATCCGAATGCCGTCGCCGCCCAGCTGACCGGTATGGGCGTTCAGATCCCGCCGGGCTGCACCGTGGAGACTCTGATGGGTCTCGCAGCGGTGTACGGCATCACCTCGTAAGACCAGTCCCGTAGGAACCGAACCTCTGGCGAATGTGCCGGGAAGGCGGTGAGCGGGACTCCCGAAGGCCCCACCGAGTGACGGCGGTGGGGCCTTCACTTTCCCCGGTAGCTCAACGGTCAGAGCGGCCCCCATTCTGGGGCGGCAGCCGGTTCAACTCCGGTCCGGGGAACTCAGTCCAACCGATCAAGGAGCACGCGACATGGGCACGTACCGCGATGAGGGAGACCGCAATCTCCACCCGACCCTGAAGACTCTGATCGAATGGGCGGCCTACGGGGTGATCTTCGGTCTCCTCTTCCTGTTCTTCCTGGGCGTCTACGTCCTCGCTGACCTGGTGTTCTAATGGGGTAGCCGCACCGACTGCAAGGAGAGCCACCCCTCATGAGCAAATTGATCATCGTCATCCCCGACCTGCAAGTCCCCTTCCATGACGAGAATTTCATCCGCTCGACTCGGAAGTTCGTGAAAGCGATGCGGGCCTCACCGCTGTACCGGACGGTGGAGGTCGGTCAGATCGGCGACCTGATGGACCAGCCACAGACCGGCCGCTGGAACAAGGGGGCTGCTGGGGAATTCGCCGGTGACTTCTGGGCGGATGTCCGGGAAACCCGCGCGGTGATCGCCGACTACGGTTTCGACTGGGTGAAGATCGGCAATCACGATCGTCGAGTTCTGGAGTACATCGAGAAGTACAATCCGGCGCTTCACGGCCCCGAGTCGGAAATCACTCTGGAGTGGATGCTCCGGATCGATCCGAAGAAGACGAAGCTCCAGCACAAGCCGTTTGTGATGGCGCCGGACTGGATCGCCGCCCACGGGGATGAGGGTTCCCTCTCTCCGGTGCCCGGCCGGACTGCTTTCGGTCTGGCGATGCGCTGGGACCGTTCGGTTGTCTGCGGCCACACCCACCGCGCTGGTCACGTCTCGACGACCATCGGCCGGGAACCCGACCGGCGCCGGATCACCGGCATGGAAGTCGGAAACGGGATGGTGGAGGACGCTGCGACGTACATCAAGCACGGTTCACCGAACTGGCAGAAGGGCCTCGGTCTTTTCGTGGTCGACCGGGGAAGAACCTTCGAACACCTGATCACGATGGACTCGGACTGCACGTTCGAGTGGAACGGAAAGGTTTACCGGCCATGAGCGTTTACAACAGCCTGATGTCGGGGGATCCTTACACCCCGCCGCGCTCCAGCCGGTTGAAGCTGAGTGCCGTCGACGTCGCCGACATCCGGCGCCTGTATCACCACGAGGGCTGGACTCAGGTCGCTCTCGCCGAGCAGTACGGGGTTACTCAGCCCCAGATCTCCAAGGTCATCAACAAGCTTCAGTGGAAGGACTCATCCTGATGCCCGCCTGGTGTCTCACCGTTCACCTGTCTCATTTCTGGAGAAACAGCGAGCTCTCCTTCGAGGAGAAGCGCGACGGGATCGTCGATGTCCTCCGGAAGTCGCGATGGCGGCACATCACCCCGTGCGCCGACTCGTACGTCGGGCTGGTCGACGAGCTGGAGGAGACCGGTAACATCGAGTGGTTCGATGCGGTGTTCAACGAGCTGTACAGCCTCGCCGACAGCGACGGGGTGTGGATCGAAACTCACGGAAAGGTAGTGAAGGTCTCATGAGTCGCTTACCGGGCAAGGGCAAGGATTTCGACGACCAGTGGAACGAATCCCACCGCGAAGGCAAGAAGAAGGCCGCGCAAGGGATCGGGCCCTGGTACGACGACCACCGACTGGAAGCCCTCAAGCAGTCCTACGACGCCTCCGGAGGAACGTCCGGGGAGACCACCGGCGCCAAGCATGCAAAGCCTTCCAGTGACAGCTGTGTGACCGCCCTGGGGATCCTGGGCGGTCTCGCGTGGGCCATCACCGAAACCATCCGCCACCTCACCTGAGGAGAACACACCGTGAGCCAGGAACTGAAGATCCGGGATTCCGTCGTGGCCGCTCTGTGCGCCGCCGCCGGACTGGAACCGAAGTCCGTCGGGGAGATTTGGATCACCCCTGAAGCTGTCACCTACGAGGTGTTCATGGAGCCCGAGCAGACGGGCTGTTCTGGAACGCGAACTGTGTTTGTCACCCACCCGTACAGCTGATGGCCGCACGCCAACCGGCCAAGGGCTGCAAGGCCGGACACAAGAGTTGCACCTGCGGAATGCTGTGCTGCTCGATCACACCCGAGCGGGTTGAGGAGATTCAGTCCTCGGCCCGCTCGGGCACCAACTGGGCGTTGACCGCCCACCCCGGAGCCGCTTGTGAATGCGGACTCCGATCCTCGACCGTATGCCACCGTCACCCGAAAGGCCGACCGTGAATTACCTGCAAGCCGCCCTGATCGGTAT